ATTTCAACCTTTTGGATCTACAGCAAAAGCAGAAGGCAACTATATAATAGACGAAAGCGGCAGATCATTCGAAACTGAAGATATTATACAAATAGTTGAAGAATTAAATAAAGACTATGCTGTTATAGTGATGGGAGAAATTAAGATACCTGGCTTACCAAAGGGAGTTATTGTTCCAGAAGAAATTACTTTACTACAATGGGCAGCAATTATTCATGCTGCAGATTATTTCATAGGGTGTGATAGTGTAGGACAACATATTGCACACGCAATTGAAAAACCAGGCACTGTTGTTATTGGTAGTACTTTTCCAGAAAATACATCTTACACTAGCGGCAGTACTTTAGAGATTATTGACAATGGCGTTGGAAGAAAAATTTATTCTCCAATACGTATGACTTACGATATTAGGATCGAAAAGAATAACGAATATTTAATGAAGTTAGACGATAAAACTATTAATAAGATAATAAGCAACGTTAAAGCTAAATTAGGAACTAAGAAGACTACTTCTTAAAGGAAAATATATGTCAACACAAACAGGTTATATAGCAGGTATTGCTCGAGGACATAATGCAGGTGTGTGTCTTCTTAAAGATGGCGAGATAGTATTTGCAATTGAGGAAGAACGCCTTACTAGAGCAAAATATGACGGAACTCCTTTTGCTAGTATTATTAAAATTTTAGAGTATACTGACAAGATTGATTTCTTAGTTATATCACATACACATGCTGATGAAAACATTACAGACTACACAGCAGAAGATCCGTATACTTCATTAGCAAGAAAGATAGGACTGATTGAAGGCGGACATCCTTCTAAGAATCATCCTCAAGTTGTTGAATACTGGCAACAACATCATAGAAGTCATGCGGCTTGTGCATTTTATAGAAGTGGATTTGAAACTGCAAATGTTATCATTGTTGACGGCGCTGGTACATATGCTACTAGACATGACGGACAAACAATGTGGGAAGTTGAAAGTGCATATCATGCATCATACCCAAATAACTTTGTTGAATTATATAAACACTTTGGTGGTAATGGACCTTGGTTAACTGAACACCACAATGAAGGTATAGAAGTATTAGTAGATGACAAGGCTGGTATAGTTAAAGCATATGAAGCTGTTACACAGTTTTGTGGTTGGCATAGTATCGAAGCAGGAAAGACTATGGGATTATTTCCTTATGGTGAGCCAAATAAAGCACCAAAAATTTATGACAGTATTAGTGGAAATAGAGATGTCATAATGCCTACATATCCAAATGGTGCTAAAGTAAATGATGCACTATATCCAGAGTTATGTGATCGAGTACAAGATCCTAATGAGCTTTTATCAAATATAGACGACAATACTTCAGACGAAGAAATTCAACGAATTGAAGACTTGCTTAATAGTGAAGATTTAACATTATTACAGTCAAGAAGAAATATGGCATATAATGTGCAAACAGAATCTCAGCAACTAGTACTTGATTTAATATTAAAGACGATTGAAAAAACAGGTAATAAAAATATAGTAATAAGTGGAGGCTACGGACTTAACTGTGTAGCAAACTATTTTTATCTAAAGCATTTGCCAGCGGATGTTAAATTATATGTTGAACCTATTTCAACTGATGCAGGTACAGCAATGGGAGCCGCATTATATCATTACCATTTGCTCACACAGGATGACAGAGTTAGACCTAAAAACGAAAACTTATTTTTAGGTCCTATACAAAGTATTACAGAAGAAGAAATTGTAGAATGTGCTACTAGGTATAATGGTATTGTAGAGTATAACGTTGATTATAAACAAGTCATTGATACTATTAGAAACAAAAACATTGTAGCACTTTACCAAGAACGCTGTGAAAATGGACCTAGAGCATTAGGTAATAGAAGTCTAATGTTTGATGCTACAATGCCAGACGGTAAAGACTTTGTTAATTTAATTAAGAAAAGAGAATACTTTAGACCTTTTGCTGCATCAGTACTACAAGAAGATGTACATGATTGGTTTGATCTGCGCGGCATGGAAGATTCGCCTAGTATGATGTATGCTGTAAATTGTCAGCCAGGCGTTCAAGAAAAGATACCAGCTGTTATTCATGTAGACGGTACATGCCGTATTCAAACTGTTACTAAAGAACAAAATGAACATTGGTATAACTTAATCAATGAGTTTAAATCACAAACAGGTGTACCAGCATTGTTTAATACATCATTTAATTTAGGTGGCGAACCATTAGTCGAAACAATAGATGATGCAATGCGTACATTATATAATTCAGGAATTAATTATATATATTTTCCTAAAACACAGATGTTAGTAAAGGTTGAACACAATGCTAGAGCCTAAAATAGAAGGTCAAATACTTCCATTATTTGAAACACCATTATATACACATAAGCTAGAAGATGGTGAACTTGAACATGCACAATACGATGCTAATCGTGTAGTTGATAAATTATACAAAGAAGATGCCTGGGGACAAAATCCATCCTGGCAGTCTAGTGAACAACAATTATCTAATAAAGGTGATTTTAGCAATTGTCTAATAGAGACTGAAAAGATGGTACATATAAAACAGTCTATTTTACATCATTGTGGAAACTATATGCAACATATGAATGTAGGTGAACGTTATCGTCCTGCAATTATGTCATCTTGGCTAACACTAACTACTACAGGATTGTATTCTCATATACACGACCACGGCGTTAGTCATATTAGTGGAGTATACTGGGTTAAAACTAACGGCCAAGATGGCAATATAGTTTTTAGAAATGCTAATAAAGCATTGAAGTGTAACCCAATTGGAGCATCGTTTGCCCACGAACAACAATTTCAACCTGAAGAAGGAAGAATAGTAATGTGGCCTGGCTTTTTAGATCATGGTGTAAATGAAAACAAAACTGATAATCATCGTATCAGTTTGTCATTTAATATAGTATTAGAAACTGGCGTTACACATACTTAGATTCTAACCAATTAGCGAACGATAAAAGATCGTCAAATACAATAGTTTTTTTCTTTATCTTTTGATTAGTAAATTTATTAAGTTCTTTAATAGTTTGTTCGCCGTAACCTGTGCGTACTAGTACAGGTCTTGCACCCATTTTAAATGCTGCTTTAAGATCAGATATTTTATCACCAACATAGTATCCTTGTTTAAATTTAATATGTTTAACTTCGTTCTCACATCGTTTAAACATACCAGTATTGGGCTTTGCATACATGTCGCTGCGCAAACTACTTTCGCTATAAAATAATGCATCAATAGTTGGACATCCTGCTTGTGCTAAAAGATCAAACATATGATTGTGAACAGCTTCAACGTCATCTGAAGTATACAATCCTTTTGAAATTCCACCTTGATTTGTAATCACAACAATTTTATGACCTAAGTATCGTAGCTTTGTAATAGCATGTAGGCTACCTTCAATAGGTTCAAAGTCTTCTGGGCGATATGTGTAAGTGCCTCTATCAACATTAATAACACCATCTCTATCTAAACCAATAACACACCTAGGTGCAATGTTAGTGTTATCATATGCTGGCACTGTTTTTGTTTCTGGCACATCGTCGTGTGTATCAGACCAAGAAATTTTATAATCACTCATTTGTTGATACTTGACTATCACCAGGACCAATGCGGAAGTTATCTTCTACACTATCAGCTGTACTTACTTCGGTAATGCTTGATTCGTCTGCCATTGCTACTAACTGATGCGGCATTAATGGAGGGTTATGCCATACATCACCTTCATTAAGTTCTTTTTCATATAGCATTGAGTCTTTAGTATCAATATAGCGTACTTTAAATTTTCCACTATTTACAAACCAAGTTTCGTCTTTTTCTTTATGAAAGTGCATACTTGTTTTATTACCGTTTTTGTTAAAGAACATAATTTTACCACAGTAATCATTAGTAGTAGCCCAGATAAGTTCGTATCCCCATCCTTTTTGTACTGCACCACTTAATCTTGTAGGTTCTGTTTTATTATCCATTTATAAATTCCTTTGGAGTTGTAAAGTTTATGTTTACTATGTTACTTAATTTTTTTATGTCTGCACATGTGTATTCTTGATACTGTCCTTTAAGTGCTTCGGGCATCGGAATGTATTTGATATCAGCATTAAATCTTTTAGCTACTAGTTCAGCAATAGTTTGAAAACTTGTTGCAACACCAGTACCAATATTAAATATGCCTGCTTCTGTTGTTGTTAGCATGTAGCGATGTATGTTACAACAATCACCTACATATATAAAATCACGTTTATAATTATCACTGTTTTCAAATAACGTAATAGTACCAGTCTTTGCCTGCTTAAAAAATTTAGTTATTGGACTTGCTTGATCGCCTTTGTGATCTTCAAATTGACCATATACATTAAAGTATCTAAAACCTTGTACAATAATTTTATGTTCTTGTTGCATTACCCAACGATCGAATAGATACTTACTTGTTGCATAATAACTTTGCGGTTGTTTTGGAGCATCTTCATTAAAGTCAGTGTTAGTACCATATACACTAGCACTACTAGCATATTGGAAGTTTACGCCATTAAGATTGCATTGATTAAATAACCATTTTGAAAATTCATAGTTTTGTAACATAACCTTATCTACATCACGCTCAGTAGTTGAACTAATTGCACCTAAGTGTATTACCCAATCATAACCACTTACATCTGGTAAAGATTCGGGGTTCCATTCGTAACCAAATAGCTCGTTTTCTTTATCAAGAAACGGTGCTAAGTTTTTACCAACGAATCCTTCATGCCCTGTTATTAATATTTTCATTACTTGCTTCTATTATATCAGTTGTGCTGTGACCTTCTACAGTAGGTATTATGTGTACTGGTGCTAAGTCGTGGCCAACTATTTCTTCTACAGTATAATCTCCGCCTTTAACAATAAGATCAGGTTCTATTTGTTGAATTAACTCGTATGGAGTGTCTTCTTCAAATACAATAACTTCATCAACATAAGGTATAAGTTCTAATTGTTCTCGACGTGTATCAATGTTGTTAACGGGTCTTAGATCGCCTTTTAAGCGTTTTACACTGGCATCGCTATTAAGTCCTACTATTAGTTTATCACCTAGTGTACGGGCTTCTTTTAGCAACGTAAGGTGCCCTTTATGTAGTATATCAAAACAACCATTAGTAAAGATTACTTTCTTATTTAGGTCGTCTTCTGTAAGTATATATGTACCTACATGTTTTACTGATTCAGTAGATCCCTTTACAGCTAATTCTAAACAACGCTGAAAGTCATATCCTTTTGTAAGACCATAAACAAATGCAGCCATAAAACAATCACCAGCACCAGTAACATCTGATACCTCAACATTTTCTACAGGAACAGTAAATTCTTGATCTCCAAAAGCATCACGCATTCTAGCACTAACACTTTCGTTAGCATTAGTTGTAATAATATTACCCTTCCAGTTATTAAATCCAAACTTGCTATATTCATTTCCGTTTGGTTTTACTAGCCAGGCACCTTTATAGTCATGTGCGGCTCTTTTTGGATCTACAATAATTTTACAGTTAGAAGTATTATTAATATGCTGAATTACTTCTACTGATTGTCCAAGAAGTCCTTTATCATAATCTATTAAAAGTGCATAATCATACTGTGTAAAATCAATCTCATTTATAAGACCAATTGTATCATTACCTTCCATAATGACATCGCTGTCAATACGTGTTATATAATGGCCGTCACATATAACTCTAGTCTTTGTACTTTTTGGATGCGAGTATTCAAACAGATCTACATCTACGCCTAAGCTAGTTAGGTTATTGTACACAAGTCCAGCACCACCTAAAGTTTCTTTAACTGATTGTTGAGTAACTACAGGCACAGGTGCTTCAGGACTTAATCTCGTTGATGTCCCGTATACATATTGATCAATTATTATGTCGCCTAAAACTATGACTTTCATATTACTATTATACGCTACAATACAGTATTAGTCAAGTAAATTAATTACTTCAAATACAGTTTCTAATTTCTTTAAATTAACTTTTTTGTTTAGAGTATTTTGTAGTCCGTAGTGTAATGGCTTAGGCCATTTACTAAAACTACACCAAGCATAGCCGTCGTGTTCTTTGTTTAATGTAGGAAGAAATTCTTCATCTACTAAACACAAGTATGTATGGAATTTAAATTTAGTATCGTTAGATACAAATGTTTCTAAAGGAATAGTTTTCTTAATTGTTACTTTGCCAATTTCTTCATCTATTTCTCGACGCAATCCTTCCCAAGGTGTTTCTGCACCTTCGTTAGTTCCGCCCACAAGGCCCCAAACAGCATTGCTACGTTTTCCGTTTGATCGGTGTAAAAATAAAAATCTTTGGGTGCTTAGACTATAAAATAATGCACCACTACAAACAATATTACTCATACTAATATTTACATTAGTATGCAAGTCTCCATGTGCCATCTGGATACTCGCCTTCGAACGAAAGAATCCATTCTTCGCCTGTCCATTTGTATTGTTTTCTAGTAGTTAAATTAGTAACAAACACTTCGTCTTTTTGTTCATTGGCTTTAAGTATTCTTGACCACTTATTGCCATCCCATTCTACAATATCATTTATACTAGCAGCAAAGTCTGTTCCGTCTGCATTTTTCCAGGCATCAGGACCGTCTTCGTCTAAGTACAATTCGTACTCAACTACATCATTAATATTTAAGAAATCATTAAATCGTATTTGATATGTTTCAGCTGTTGAATCTACAGTATAGTGTGTAGCATTTACAGGAATATTATTAACAAATACTTTTGCATCTGCAACATCGCTATAAGGATAATTAGTATCGTATTGTAGTATCTTAGTATCTGTAGTAAACTGTCCTCTATGTACATGTCCAATATTTCCTAGTAATAGTATTCTAGGATTAGTATTCGGCAGTAACTGAGGATTTCCTTTTACAGGATCAATAATAGCGTCAATACCTGTTGCACCATTAATAACAGTGTCATCTGGCAATGTGTCAGCGTCAATATTTACACTTAGTATTGATTCATTGCCGGGGTTTAATGTAACTGTGCCTACTATTTCATATCCGTTTGAACGTTGTAATCGTAGTTCAGTAATACCTGGTTGAAATAACTGTGGTATTGCTTTTATGTAACCTACCCAGCTTTCGTCGCCTAAGCCTTTTCCTAGTAACTGTGCGTAATGTCCACCAACTCCATCGTTCATAAAGATTAGATCATAATTATTATGACTAGTAGTAACTAATGTAGTTTCGCTAGTAAGTGACTCGCGTTTGCCAGGTACTTTATTAGGTATAGCCTTTTGTTCTGCATTTACTGGAGAGTCTTTAACCATACTCTGTGCATATGCACTATCGTCTATATTAATTTCTAATCCAGTATCATTAAACATTGCTGTAATAATATTTTGTATAACACCTAACTTTTTAACTTTAGCTGGAGGACTAATATAGATAGGTGTTTTAAATGTCATTGAAGCAATATCAATTTCGCTTTCAGTACCTGACGGAATAGTTCTTGAACTCCAAGTTACATTCTCTAAATTAACTACACTTAAACTAGTCCAGTCAATGTAGTTGTCTGTAGTTTGTATTTCTAAACTTGGATTGAACAGCATTAATATCTGTTCCATAATTTGTAATTTTTGATCTGTATTACTTGACCAAATATCCACATTAACTGTAAGGTTATAAGGTGTAGGCATTAAACGTTCTACTGTATAGTTTTTGCCTTCCTTTTTTAAGTACTCAACACCGTTTTCATCTACAGCACGTTCTCTAATATTAAGTTTGTTAACATAACTGCTATCGCTTAAACGTGATGTGTCCATTTCTAATCCAGTAACATACACACTCATGCGTGGAGCACTAGGCATTTTGTTTTCACTGTTTTCTCTAATAATGTTTGCAACTTGGCGTGTAAGATCTCCGTAGCTAACAGGTACAGTTACTAAAGCACCCTTTCCGTCAGCATATGAAAAGTTACTAAACATGCGGATCATCTGTGTAAGATATCTTCGTATTTGTTTATCGTAAAAATGTTGCATTAATTATCTGCCTTAGGTCTAAGTGCTTGTGAAAGACCTTGTTTCTCTTTGAATGTTTCGCCTGCTACAGTAGTACTTGCACTATCATTATTAATAAATGAACCTTTTTGGTTATTAGTTGTATCGCTACCATATAAGTCTGCACGTTGTACATCTTGTACTTTGTTCCAGCGGCCGTTTACATATTTAAATAATCTATTAGGCATAAAATCAGTTCTTAAAAAATAATCATTTGCTTGTGCATCACTAGGAAAACTTATGCCGTGTCCAAAAACAGTTTCGCCATTTGGCGGTAATGCTGTTCCAACTAGATAGCCGTTGTATCCTGGTCTATCCGGTGGAGCCATTTCTCTATGTCCGTCAGCATCTGTAGTACTACTTAGTTCAGTCTCTCCATCTTCGTCTGTGTTTAATGTAAAGTAACTAGTAGTATCATAACCACTTTGTTGTAATTCTTCAGTTGCTTCGCTTACAACAGCATTGTTAATTTGCATTTCTTTTTCATATGTAGAAAGCAAATCTCTAAGTGAAGTATCCTGACCTTCTTCTGCTGGAAGATCTAATATATCTTTGTATTCTTGACCATCGTATATTTGTTTTAACTTTACACGATATAAATGCGGATACCATGTTTGTGAAAATCCTTCTGCTGAACGATTTACATCTTCTACAACATAGTATCTTTTAAGTGCTACATTAAAATCATTTTCTGCGTACTCGTCTTTTAAGTGCGGAAATTCAATAACATCGCCACTCATTATTTTTCTGCCAAGTGTTTTTACACTACTGTTTATATGTATAGATAAAAATATTGTATCGTTACTTAAAAACAATCCAAATTGACTTAGATCAAAGTCAATATCTTGTACACTATAAATTCCTCTAGTTGTGTAAATGTCTGGGTCATATTTCCTGTCTCTATTTTCTAGAAACATCATATCTTGTATTTGAGTATGATCCTTGGCTGTTTCTCCGTCATCAGTACCAACATACTTGTGTATGTGTATATCAGTACCACCTACAGTGAATTGCTCTCGAATAATATTGTCTAAAAATTCGTAGTCTTTACTCTTATTTGGTTTGTATAAACTTAATCTCGGCATATACATATTTATCGATAAATACAAGTACGGAGAATATAACATTATGGCAGACTTAGCAACTAAAAAACAAAGTGTATTTGATTACGTAAACGCAATGCTCGGAGGAGGAATGATCGATGTCGAACTCGATCCAGTACACTATCAGACAGCATTGTCTAAAGCATTGTCTAAGTTTAGACAACGTAGCGATAATTCAGTTGAAGAAAGTTATTTGTTTATGCCAACGCTTGCAGATGAAAACACATACACTTTACCAAATGAAGTAATGGAAGTGCGTCAAATATTCCGTAGGTCAATTGGATCACGAAGCGGCGGCGGTGATGGCGGAACAAACTTTGAACCATTCAACTTAGCATACACAAATACCTATTTACTATCAAGCTCAAACATTGGCGGCCTAGCAACATATGATATGTTTAGTCAATACCAAGAACTTGTAGGAAGAATGTTTGGATCTTTTATTGAATTTAAATGGAACAATACTAGCAAACAATTAACATTACTACAACGTCCGAGAACAGAAGAAACATTAATGCTATATGCATACAACTATCGTCCAGACGAAGAATTACTAAGTGATTACTTAGCAAGTCAATGGATTAAAGATTATACTCTTGCTAGTTGTAAGTATATGTTAGGCGAAGCACGTAGTAAGTTTGCTACAATAGCAGGCCCACAAGGCGGTTCAACACTTAATGGTGATTCACTTAAAAATGAAGCAATGCAAGAAATTGAAAAGTTAGAAGCTGATGTTGCATTGTCAGTAGCAGGTGGCACTGGCTACGGATTTACAATAGGTTAAAAACCCCCGAAGTTAACGCTAACGATTTTAGTTCCTTGTAAATACAATATAACAAGGAGGTACCATCATGTGCAGTCCATTTGTACGTAAAGAAGCCAACCGACTTAACTGGTTAATCAAAGGTAAACTTATTGATAGATCCTGGAGCGATGAAGCAGTTGAAAAAACTTACGATTCATATTTCAAAAGACTTTGGGGTAATAACGAGAGAATGGAATATGGTGCTGTAGGTTTTGAAGCCGCATACAAGGCTCGTGAAGCTGAAATATTAGCTGAAGAAATGGAAACAGTTGCTAATTTAGGGTACGATTAAGGTTGACACATATACCTATATAGTATATACTAACAGTATATTCAATAAGGAGTCAAAGCCGTCGTGTTACCCAAACTATTAGTAGTAGGCCATGGTCGTCATGGTAAAGATACTGTATGCGAAATGTTAGAAGCATATGGTTATACATTTCAATCATCAAGTAAATTTTGTTCAGAACTTTTTATCTTTAATGATCTAAAAGACAAGTATGGGTATGCTGACGAAGAACAGTGTTACATAGATAGACACAATCATCGTACAGAATGGTATAACATGATACATGATTACTGTAAAGATGATCTAGCACGATTAGGTCGTAACTTATTTGACAAACACGACATTTATTGTGGACTACGTAACAAGCGTGAATTTTTTGCTATGCAAAATGAAGAAATATTCAATTATGCAATTTGGGTAGATAGAAGCGATCACTTAGAAAGCGAAGACCCTAGTTCAATGAGTATTGAACAATGGATGTGTAATTACACAATTGACAACAATGGCGACAAAGATAGACTACGAAAAAACGTTGATACACTTGTACGCACTATTTTTAAAAATCAGGGACTAAGTCTCCCTGTCTCCACTTAACACCTGTCTTTTGAATTACACGTTGACAATTAGCACATATAGTTTTTAAGTTACTAGGACGACAGTTTTTTAAATCTCCATCAATATGGAATACATTAAACTGTTCAGGATGATTAGATTTAAATCCGCACTTCTCACACTGACTCTTTTTCTTGTACCCTGCTTGTTTCCATTTTGGTATGCCGTTACCTTGACCGTTACGTAAACAACGTTCACAGAGCTTACGATAGTAAGTTCTACCTTCTTTTTTATAGTTTATTGCGGCAGGACGTTGTCCACAAGTGCATAAAGGTCTCATATTGTATTTAGCTCACCTTTTTGGCCCCTTTTTCATAGGCGTTATAGCAACCTTTTCTAAACTAAATGGTAAATACATGTAACAGAATACCCAATCCAGATAGGAGAAATAGAATGGCATTAGTATCACCAGGTGTACAGGTTAGCGTAGTAGATGAAAGTTTTTACACACCCGCTGAACCAGGTACAGTACCAGTAATTTTTTGTGCAACGGCACAGGATAAAACAAATGCTTCGGGCTCGGGCACAGCACAAGGAACACTAGCACAGAACGCTGGTAAACCTTACTTAATGACTTCACAACGTGACCTAGCAGAAACATTTGGCGACCCAATTTTCCAAATTGACGCAAACAACAATCCAATCCACGGCAGTGAACTTAACGAATATGGTTTACAAGCTGCATACTCGTTCTTAGGA